CGCATATTCCCATTTCGGGCAGCGCCGGGGCGTCACCATCCCGAAAGAATGGCTCTCGTTCGGAGGGCGGGCGTGACCCTCGCCGGATGGCTCTCCCTGGCATTCGGGCTACTCTTCGGGCTCGCGTTCGCTGTCTGTATCGTCGGAGGATAATCTATGGTAGAATCAGAACCCACAGCGAAAGAAACCCGCGTTACGCGCGGTACAAAGGCAGAAGGCGAGGTCTCGTTCCAGTCGAGCGGGAACGCCTACGCCGCTCCGAAGATCACACCGGAGACGGCCCGGAACTACTTCGAGCAGAACATCCACCTAGCAACGCAGATTGTGAACCTCCTCCCGCAGGTCTTCCCTGGGGCGCCGGACATCTACGTCGAGGACCGCGACCTGGAGCGCGTCGACGACCTCTCGCGATGGATCGCCCGGACCGCCGAGAGCGTCGGGGTCTACCCGAGCATGAAGGCGTCGTGGATCGACACCATGAGCCACGGCTGCAGCGTCAAAAGCGCCGGGTATGTCTTCAGGAACGGGCGATACGAGATCGACGAGATCCGGGATCTGCCGGCGATCTCCTTCCGACAGCCGCCGCGGGACCTCGGTATGTTCACCTCGCCCCCGAACCCCCTGATGCCCGGCATCATCTGGGATACAAAGGAGAAGCGCGTCCGGGCCTACCAGACTGTCGACGGCAGCCTGACGATGCAGGAACTCAGGAACTTCGCGATCATCCGCGACCCCTCCACCCCCTTCCCCGCCGGGCGGGCCTACTGCCTCCCGGCCTACCACGTCATCGGCGCTATCGACCACGCGAACAAGGCCGCCGACCAGCAGGTGCACCGGGTCGGCGCCCCACTCATCTTCCCCCAGATCACCGAGACGATCACGGCGGACCTCAAGACCTGGGGCGACAACTTCGTCCGCAACTGGGGCAAGGACACCGGGTTCGTCATCCCGCCTGGTGTGGCGTTCCCTGACGTCAAGATCCGGGAGAACCAGACGGCCGCCGACCGGCTCAAACTCCTCAGGTCCTGGCTGGAGTTCTACTTCAACCCGACGACCGTCCTCCGGTCTGGCGCCGGCACTGTGATCGGGGCCTCGGATAGCGGCGCCATGCGGGTCTGGAACAACTTCATCGGTGGCACGCAGGCATGGATAGAAGAACAGTACGAAGCGTTCCTGCAACCGGTCCTGGCGGCGAACGGCTACGACGACCTGAACGTCCGCATCCAGCTCAAGCGCCCGGAACTCGACCGGTCGGAAGTCATCGTGAACCAGCTCCGGGTCGGCATAGAGGGCAGGGCCCTGACCCGCGACGACATCCGGCGCAACCTCTCCGAACTCGACCTCGGCGAACTCACCGACGAGGTCCGGGCGGAACTCGACGCGACCTACGCAGCGGCGCCCGCCACACTCTTTGAGAACCTCGCCGGGTTCACGCGCAAAGAGGGGCGGCGAGTCTCTGCGGCAGAACGCAAGATCATCGCCGCGAACGAGGCGAGCCTCCGGGCGATTGAGCGGATACTAGAGAGGGGAGGTGAATGATGAGATTTAAAGCCACGCTGACCCCGACCAGTGGTCCCGGGAGCACGATCTCGCTCGGAGATACCGAGATCAAGGGGGGTGCAGTCTGTGGAGATCAGTGCCGCAGTCCACGACATAACGACCGTCAAGATCGCGGTCATCGGAATAGACGCGATCGTCGAGGGGGACGCCGCGGCAATCTATGTCGTGGATGCAATGTCGGGCAGACGATACCGCCTTGTGGAGGGAGAGTAATGGCAAAATTCAGAAAGAAACCAGTAGTTATCGAAGCAGAGCAGTTGATTGAGAGGACCGAAATCAAAACCCTTGAGGGGGTTATGGTCGGGAATCCGGGCGACTGGCTGATAACCGGTGTCGCCGGCGAACGGTATCCCTGCAGGGACGAGATTTTCCGTGCAACCTACGAGGAGGTAGAGTAATGGCCCGGGTTGAATCTCGCGATTGGGTTGAGATCCATCTCGGCGAACTCGGGGTCGTCGACGGACGTGCGACAGTGCCGTTGACCTGGACCCTTACGGGCGCGTTCTATGCATTCCACGATGCGCTCCTGTACAGCGCCCACAAGTATTATCCGAGGCTCCTGTAGATGCCGACCGACGAGCAGCGCAAAGCCATCGAAGAGGTCCTCGCGGACCGGCAGGAGGCAATCGCTGCCGCCCTCATCGAGGAGGCCGAGACCCTCGTCCCGGTCGCCGTGCAGTCCACGCTCGGCGAACTCCGGCGCCGGACCGCCGACAAGTTCACCCGGCAGATCGTCGCCGGCATCGCGAAGGAGCAGGTCGCCGCCTACCGGGCGCAGGTCGCGAAGGGCGGGACCGATATCATCGAGCGCGTGGTCACGGCCCTCGGCGACGGCCGCGTCTCCATCACCACCCGGCGCACGTTCAAGCCCTGGCTCAGCGACATGGCCACTCGGGACCAGGAGGGGATCCTCCGCATCATCAGCGACGGGCAGCGCGACGGCATGCATCCGCACCAGATCGCCCGCGAACTCCGGGGCTACTTCGACGGCACGGAGCACAACGCCGTCACCGCAGCTCGGACGGAGGCGCAGAAGATCCGGACCGACGCCCGGGTCGCGACCTACCTGAAGACCGGGGTCCACTATCTCGAGTACATCGCCGTCGACGACGGCAAGGCCCGGCCCGATCACCTGGCGAGGGACGGCAAGATCTACCCGATCGATAAGGCCCCCTGGCTCGGCGAACCGAACTGCCGGTGCACCCTCATCGACGCCGACTACCGCGTCGAGGAAGGAGGTGCCGGCGTGGAAGAATCTGACAGCATCACCCTAACACCAGAGGAACTCGAAGCATGACCCGCCCACCGACACTCACTGATCGCCAGATCCAGATCATCCGGGAGAACCTCGACCTGTTCCCGGCCGACATCCTGAAACTCCCGGAGTTTACCGACACTGACGTCACCCGGCACACGATCCGGAACTACCAGCGCCGCCTCAAGAACGCCGCCGTTATCGACGAAGAAGAGGACCTTCTCGCTCGCCTGAAGAAGCACGTGGACCGGCATGGTCTCGAATCACAGTTCCACGGTCCGCGAGGCGTCACCGGGTTCATCCGGCACCTGGAAACCAAGATCCATTTACGCGCGATTGAACGCGACAATTCAGAAAATACCGTCTCATAGGTTTCAAAAGGCCTAAAAAAAGGCCACAATTTTTTATATATCGTATGATTGCCAAGTATATTCTATGTCTTGTGGAGAGAAATCCAACGCTTTTGAAAACCTCCACGACGTCACGCTCCAGCGTCTCGACGTGTACCATCGGAACAACGGGGGATACGTGTTCTACGACGCGAAGCACTTCGCGCCGACCGCGGACCGTTGGAACGCGGTCCCGGTGATCTATGTCGAGACGGGGCCGGGGGAGCCCGCAGAACATCCCCGGTTCGAGGACGTGATTACTCGCACCCTTCCCGCGAAGTTCCGCACGGTCGGCAGCGTATCCGCCGCCCATCTGACGGAGACCGGCGAGAAAGTGCTCAAAGGTGCGATCGCGTTCTCGGACCCGGCGATTGCGGCAAAGGCCAACGCGGGCGAACTCTCGCTCTCGACTGGCCTTGCTTCTCCGGAGGCTCCAGACCCCCGGCTACCCGGTGCAACCAGGATCGCCGGTCCGGTGACCCCGAACCACATCCTCGTGTTCGATCGCGGAGCGTGCCCGAACTGCTATCCGAACGACAGTGGAGCAATGTTCCACAATCTACAGGAACCAGACATGCCTGACGACGAAACCAAGGGACTGCTCAAGCGGATTGCCGACGCGCTGACCAAGACGCCGGAACCCCCGCAGCAGTACAACAACCTCGCAGAGATCGAGGGCCTGAAGAAGGACCTCGCAGCAGCGAACGCAAAGATCGCCGAGATGGCGAACCTCATCAAACCGCCGGAGCAGAAAGGCGACAAACCCGATGAGGAGAAGGAGAATCTCAAGAAAGAACTGGGCTGACCTCAAAGCAGCGCAGGCAAAGAAAGACGCCGACGCGAAGTGGTCGGCGGTGAAGGTCAATCTCCCCAAGGGGTGGCTTGGCGAGAAAGAAGCGGAGACCCGCAAATCTTCGAGACTGATCCGGCCGCGTTCCTCGCGAAGTTCGCGGAGTTCAAGAACACGCAGCCGGGCGCGAAGGGCGCCGAAGGAGTCGGCACCCCGCCGGCGAGACCCCGGACGGCGACGAGACGCAGTTCAAGAACCTTGCGTCCGAGTTTGAGAAGAAGTACGGGATTCGGGTGGTCTGAATGGCGTACGAAGCAGGGGAAATTTTC